GTCTGAGAATTTAATATCTGCACCATCACCATCAAGAGTAATGTCTCCAGCAGCGTCTATTGTTAAATTACCCGCGTGTACTAAATTACCTCCTATAGTAACTTGGCTATTGAAAGTTGCTGCACCACTTGCTGACATATCAAGGGTGAGGGCTAGTACACTAGAACCACCATCGTTACCGTAAAATAGTATGTCTTTGTCTGAAACTATACTTTCTATAATCATACTACTGGATGAATTTTGCACCTTACCAAAAGATGTTCCGCCATCAGCAAATATAATTTCACTACCATCAGCATCAAGGATGATGTCTCCTGCAACGTCCAGTGTTAGGTCGCCAGAACTCAAGTCAATTTGTGTACCGTCTATTGTAATGTTATCTACGACTACACCAGCGTTGGCTGTAACGACTCCTGCAACGGCTAGAGTACTTGCCATATCTACAGCGCCATCTATATCTACAACGTCTAGGTTACTTGTACCGTCTATGTCGATGTCGCCAGAGATGTCTAGCGAAGCTCCGGTTAGGACTCCTGCGACTGCAAGAGTGCTTGCCATATCAACCGCACCGTCAATGTCTACAACGTCTAGGTTTGTAGTGCCGTCTACGTCTAAGTCACCATTAAAATCTACGTTACCAGCGACTGCTAGTGTGGTTGCCATATCCACAGCACCATCAATGTCTACGACATCTAGATTGGCTGTGCCGTCTACGTCTAGATCGCCGTTAAAGTCTACGTTACCTGCAACAGCAAGCGTTGTAGCCATGTCCACAGCACCATCAATGTCTACGACATCTAGATTACTTGTACCATCAATATCAATGTCTCCAGAAATATCTAGGGAAGCTCCTGTTAAAACACCAGCAACTGTTAATGTGGATGCCATGTCCACAGCACCATCAATGTCTACAACGTCTAAGTTTGTAGTGCCGTCTACGTCTATGTTTCCAGAGATGTCCAGAGAAGCCGCAATAATTTCTCCGCTTGCGTTAACCGCACCATTAATATCAATAGTAGTGGCCGCTATTTGTATCTCTGTGTCAGCCACAATATCAAGTTGCCCATCTGCACTTGAGTTAAGGTATATTGCCGCATCCCTAAACTGAACTTTGTCGTCTGTAGAAACAGATACATCTGTACCGCCAGTAGTGTTTCCAAAAGCGAGAACTTCTGATAAAGAATCAACCGTGTCTACCTGTGCGTCTACATAAGCTTTAATAGATTGTTGAGTTGCTAAAGCCGTGGCACTGTTACCTGACATATTATCTTGGTCAAGTATGTCGGTAATGGCTACAGAGCCTGTGCCGGATAAGGAGTTAAACTCAACCAGTCCCGCTACATCAATACCGTTAACGGCAAGGTTAGCGTTAACATTAACCACCGTTGCTCCGGTGCCGCCGCCATCGAACTTAACTAAAACATCAGTGCCCGCGGCAATTTCAATATCATTGCTTGTGCTGTAGGTGCCCTGAAATAGAAAAACAGACCGACTTCCCGAAAGGCTGTTGCGTATAAAGCATAGTTTTTCAGCGTCATTAGGGGTAAGCGTTACATACGCTGCGGCCCCTAGATCGCCGCCATCGGCAAACTCTATGTATTTATTACGGCCCGTAGAAGAGGTGCCCTCGGTAACAGCTATTGTATTGGGTGAGCCTGACGAACCCGCAGAAGTTAGGGTTATTACGACCACACCGTTAACGGCTTGGTCCAAAATATCAAAGTTTGTGTTTGTAGTATCTCCCCACGTTCCGGATTGTTCACCAGTAGCGGGTTTTTCAATACCGAGGTTGACTGTATATGTACTAGGCATTTTTAATTCCTCACGGGACTATGCTTGTCCAACTTGGACTTTGGGCGGGGGAAATACTAGCATAGCTTGCAGTTTGAGCGGGGACAATGGCCATCCATATCTGTCCCACGCTTGCTGTAGCTGATACTCCTGTTACTTCAACATTCATTACGCAATCCTAATAATAGCAGTGCTGGAATCCGCTGTTGGAAACACGACAGTGAAATTACCGGAGGTAACAGCCTTATCTGAACCAAAATCCAACACCAGTACTGCGGGGTTGGTTAAGGATATTGAAGTAGTGTTAGGCGTAGAATTATAGATTAATGCACCACGAGCAGTAATCGTAGCACTTCCCCACGTTTCGTCTGTAAAATCAGTTAACGCCGTAGTGCCCGAAGAAGTAGGATCTACTGGAGTTAAGGCTTCGCCTCCCGCGGTATACCCTGTGCCACTTATTTCGTTAGTGGTGGCATACGCTGTCGTTGCCGCAGTCATCGTTGCCGAGCTAGTGTAAAGAGCAATTTTAAATGTATCGCCACTTGAAGCGTCAAAGTCGTGGGCACCGTACAGCAGTTCTTTCTTAAAACTGGTGCACATGTAGTTTCCTGAAAAAGCCATGTCACAGTCTCCTTATAAGTTTAGCAAGCTCTGGCTGGCCTGCGTCGGTTAAAGCGTTATATACAGTCGTTCTATCAGATTTGACTGTTTCTCGCATATAAAATACAAGAGTTTTCAAGAGCTGCTCACGGAAAGCATGGGCTTGAGCCCTGATAGCGGGATTTGCGTCATCCGAAATGCTGATAATCTTATTTGCACATCTCTCTGCAATCTCCTCTGGAGTAAAACCTCTTCCGTTAGAGGTGCTTACCACCACCGATGGGGTATCCATCTGTAAGGCTGCATTGCTCACTCTTTAGGCCTTACGACTTTTCCGGTACGGTATTCATCCGTCACTTCTTTAGCCTCACCTAACATCTTCATCCCGGAAATAGCTTCTACAAACCGTTTTTCGTATTGCGCCATCAAGTCCGGCTCACCCTTCATAAATATGTAAGCTTCTATCAAAGAGCCGTACAATAAGGCTATGGAAGCGTTCTCACTAAGCCAAGTTACGCCACTGTCCGCCCCGGCAGTTAAGCTGGCCGGACGATAGAAGTAATGAAGCTCTACGCTGTACGCACTATCAGGGGTTGGCCCCAAGATAAAGTTATCAACGTCAAAAGTGGCATAAAACCGTGGATTGCCCGTAGTAGCGGGGATAGGGTTAAAAGATTGAATAAAGTCCGGGTCTTTAAACCCTAGGAAAACGTGATTACCGCTGCTGTCTACAAAAGATAACGAGAAAGGCGCTAAAAAATCGCTAGGTGCCGCCAAAAAGCGGCTATTTGCAGTCATAGAACCGCTTGCATTCTTTCTAAATAGGCTTAATTGAACGCTTTTAAGGATTCTTTCTTCAGCCTGCCTGATAAATATTGGCAAATTGTTTATAAAAGACGTCTCATCGTTTTGAGTATAGTCGCGAATAGCTTGTTTTAGCTGGTCCTGAGTAAAGCTCATGTGGTCACCGTCACTGTTCCAACTTTACCAAAGCCCTGCACGGGCCGTAAAGTAGGCGCTACTACTAACGGCAGCCCCACATAAACATCCAAAGGTTCTACACGGTCCGGGCGGGCATTTCGCAGGGCTTCAGGGTCAGATACCTTACGAAAAGGCCCTAATTGAGGCTGTTTTGGCTCATATTCGTCTGGGCCGACCAAAAGACCGTTCCATTCTTTCTTCATTAACCTGTAAGGATAACGGAAACCAGAACGATCTGAGATGGCATACGATTCTTTTCCTGACGCAAATTTACCCATTACCCTGTCCTATAATCAAAGCTAGGTGCAACGTTAAAGGAGGCACGGTCTCTGTCCTCTGTCGCGGCCCTTTCAAACTCTTCTTCGTAAAGGCCCTTTAACATTTCTACGCGGTTCGGAGCCCGCTTTAAGGCTATATAGTAAGCCAAACCTGCCGCTAAACAAGGGTAAAACCTAAAGGGTAGGTCCATCGTATTGGTGTAAATATCGGCATCGTCCATACGCGTTAAAGCGTCATAATACACAACGTCAGTGCTGTTATCAGGGACAGGCCAAAGCTTTAAATTAGGGGTAATTTGTCTATCCAAAAAGAACTGATTAACCCGTCCTTCAGTAGTCTTGTTTGGAAGGCTAAGGTACCCGTCCCGGCTCAACCGCAGTAACGAATAATCCGTGCCGTCGCGTCGGACAACAACTGATAAAATATCAATAACGTCCGCGCCTAACGCATAGTTCCCCGTGCCATCTATCATGGTAACGTTACGCTGCTTGATGGTCCATTGGTTTAGGCCACGGTTAGCCCAGTCCGCAAGCAAAAGGTTCAACGAACGTTTTGCGGATTTCAAGTCGTATCCTGTTCGAACTGACAGGCCGCAACGCTCGAACGCCTCTTCTACGTATTCGGCTACGTCTAGCTCGAAATCAGTGCTTCCAGATGTAGCCATAACCTATACCTACTACCTTTTCTTAAAACGTAAATGTTACGTGCATTATATTCGGCATCATAAGCGTCATAATAGCCTTTTTTGTGCAACTTGTCTGCTGCTTGTTACAGCTTAGACAGACGTTGGACAAATATCATAGAATAGGGTTTTTCCAAAAAAGGAGCAAACTCAACCCCTTGCACAAAATCGTTCGGATGAAGGCCCTTTAGCCAGATGTCTTTGTCGATAAACATGCCTTCAGAAATGACCCGATTTAGACCGTCTAAATACTCATGGAAGTCTTCAGAGTTTTTGGTAGTTCCTAAATCAGCAATGATAGCGATGTCATAATTATCGTCCCATTGTGAAATGCAAGAATACAGCGTCTGGTAGTTGTCTTCGTGAATGAAAAGAATAGCTACTTTGTCATTCTCCCAAGCGCTTTTAGCATAGGGGAGGAAAGGCAAGTCGTCTGAGGACCAAAGCCTAATTTGTTTTACAATCTCCGCTTCTAGGGGGTTACTGAAGAAAGCAGTATTCATGGCTACGACAAAAATTTATGCACTATCGGCGCTATAATTATCAACACTGCTAGGCCCCATATCTTGAGGTCTAAACTCTTCAAGGAAAGCTTTTGATCGCTTAATTTTTCATCGATACACTGGTAACGTAAGTCACACTCGGCTTCATGCTTTTCAATCTTAGCCAGTACGTCAATGATTCTCATGCCTTGCTTTTCAAGATTCCCCGATGCCTTGCTAGTCGGTTTTTTCTTAAGTCTAGCCATAACCGCCCCAAAGCTTATTTTTAACTAAGCATGAAAAACTGTCATTGTTAGAAAAGTAGACACTGTGTACTGAATGTAGATACCAGAGCTAAATACCACACCTTCTTCTGGAATAACTACATCTCTAGTAGCGTCCGCATCGCCGACAGAACTTAGTCCCATAACATTAGTTCCTGTAGGGGAGGTGTTATGGAAATTTATAGTGCCTGCTGTCGCGGTACTGGTTAAAAATGCGCCTTTTAACCGGGACCGGCCTGTGAAAATAACATCTGCTGCGGAACCATTGACTCCAGCAGAAACATTACCGGCTGGATTACCCACGGCTGAGATACCAGAAATGGTTAAAAAATACTTAGTACCAGTAGCAGTTCCTGCGTTAGCGCCAGTTATCGACTCAGTTTGAGCGTCACCGTTAACATCCGTACCCGTCACAGTAAAGGACTTAGCCGCATCATTACCCGCTGAAAGGATCGTTACGATCCTTCCGTGCGAGAGTGCAACTGCACCGCCAGAAGCTAACGCGCCCCCTATTACGAGGGCTGCGTTATTTCCAACTGATGCAGCTACTGATATGCCGTCTGCGTCTAAGGCTACGGTGTCTGCGGTAATCGTTACCGCAATTACATCTGAATTAGCCATAATAGGCTCCTTAGATAATGCCCGTAAGGTTAATCAAAGAGTAGTCAGTCGTTACGTTAACGATCATTACTGTACCAATGACCTGAATAACATCTCCAGCGGCTGGCCCAACTGCTCCTGCGGCACCTAATGGTACTGCGTGGTTGCCGACAACCAGTGTGCCTGAAGTCAATACTGTCGCTGGGCCTGAAACTGAGAACCAACCGTAAGCACTTGCTGCCATATCGACAACTGTTACGCCTAAGGTAGCACCTGTTGTTGTAGCAGCCTGAACAATTAGACCGCTTCTTGGGTCAGGAATGAGTGTAATTCTTGAAGATGTGGTGATAGCCGTGGCTAGATCATCGTAGCAAGTAATTACGATAGATGGGTCTGCTGAATGATCGTGGGCGGGGTTAGATTTGATTCTAAGCATCTGCCCTTCACCCGCTGCATCATTAACATACAAATATCCATTTGCGTATTGATTTAGCGTGATGTCCGTACCTGCGGTTTCAACTGAGATTGCAGTTTCACCGGCAGCGACACCTGCGGTTGGCGTTAGGTCAAAGTGATGTGCGATTGAAGCTGCGTGAGTTACGCATTTACCTGCCGTAACAGCAGTTGCAGCCAATCGACCATAAGCATAAACGGTATTACCGTAAAGCAATCGACTACCTAGTGGAAATAATTGAGAAGTTCCAGAAGTGAAGGGATCGACAGTGCCGTACTGGCTACCGCCCTTACCTACGATAAAGTCTGCGGGTCCATAACCTGTTGCTGCAACATATTGCGTATGCCCACCAGCATCGGTAAAAATATTACCGTCTGCATTAATTACTAGACCGTCAGTGACAGCGCCAGTTCCAGCGGTTACATCAACAGTTTTGAAGCCGTTTTCGGACCGGACGGGCCCATTAAAAGTTGTATTAGCCATTATATATTTCTCACATGCGAGTTAAGGCAAATCTGTCTACATGTCGTCAGTCGGGACTGTCAGATTCACCGGAATTTTTCCCGATAATTGTAATGCACACCGTAGCACTGACCTGTATTAGCTGTCAATCTCAAGCCAAAAAAAAGGAGGCCGAAGCCTCCTTTCCTTTATCACAACACGTTACCGGGGGGTTACGCAGCGCCGGGGGTGCCGTAAACGGTACGCCAATCGGAAACACCGAAAGAGTAACGTTCGCGAGC